AAAGTTTTATTTTATTTAAAGGAGAAATAATGTATATATTTAAGACCGCGTTATTGCAACGCAGAACAATTAATGGCGAGGACTATACCCTAAAAGGACTTAACAAGTTCCTATCAGAGAATGATTTGGGTAGTCAGTTAAAGTTTAATGATGATGGAGCAAGAGAACTTGAGGTTGATGTAAGTTTTAGTAGCTTAAAACAAATGCTAGTGGTTGACTTCATTACAGAAGAAGAGTATCATGAACTCGTTGATGACAATATTGACTTTATTTTAATAGTATAGGAGTTAAAAATGATGGGATTTCACATAGCTTATGATGTACCAATAAGAAAATATGATTTTATAAAGGCTGAAACACAACAAGAAGCAAAGGAAATATTTCTTGAGGAGTTAGCTGAAAGAGATGATGTTTTGGACATAAATAAAAAACATGTTAAAATAAGAAACATTTTTTATGGGGAGGACTGATGGAAAAGAATAGTTTTAGTTTTATGAAGCAGGGCTTTGACTGGCAATCAGCACAGTCTAAAGATATGACAGAGATAGATGATGACAGGCATAACTCAGATGAAGAAGAGTTAAGGCGTGAGTCAGCAGAACTTAGAGATTACAATGACTTCTTTGATATGGAGGACAGGTAATGGAAATTATAGTATATGCAAGTGAGGTGAGAGACCTTGATGAAATGATTGATAAGAAGCTTGATGTCAGCGAGGAGTTTGGCACTGGTTTATTTGATGATAACAATAGAATTAATTTGGATAATTACAAGTATGCACTTGAACCTTTTACATATATAGGTATAATTGCAGACATGCAAGAGCAACTTAATGAATTAAACGATAAGATTAATGATTTAAATTCTAGACTTTATAATGTGGAGAAAATATAATGCCAGATAAGAATGGAATAGAAAGAACTTATGCTAACAAGGATGAGTATGACTGGGAAGGTGGTGAAGTATTTGAGGAGCCTGAAGATGAACCACAGTTGTATAATTTTAAAGTTAATGTAAAATGGACAGGTACTATTGCTTCATTTGATATAGTGGCTGAGACCGAGCAGGAGGCTGTCCTAGTGGCCAATAAAAAGCTAGACATGGAAAGCAATGGCTTGATACATTTTGATACGGAGAAAATGCAATGAGATGCAGAGCATGTAACAAACAACTCAATGACAACGAGTCAGTCTATAAAGAGAAAGAAACAGGACAATATTTAGACATGTGCAATGGTTGTAGAAGAAAAAGTTATATCAGTTATTCTCTTGATGTAGATGATGATGTAAACTATATAAAAACTTTAGTAAACAATTACACAAATGATTAAAAGTGTGCTATACTATTATTATAGATACATATATAGTACTAATGGTCATTAGGAGTAAGTAAAAGATAATAAAAGGTAATACTAATTGTCGTTAGTAGCTATTAATGGCAGTTAGTACCTTTAATAAAATGATTAAGTATGTAGTAACTCAGTTGGTGGGGTGTGTTATCGAAGCACATCTGTTACCATGTAAGAATTAAGGAATCCTCGTGTTATTACGAAGGCACAGTCTTAGTTCATAGAGTAATTTGGAGAGAGGTTGCAAACTCTTAACCATTATGTCGAAGGTTCAAGTCCTTCCTACATACTTAATTGTTTTAGGTCAGTAACTATTACCGGTGTCGGTAGTTATTGATAAATTTTTTGACACCACGAGGAAATATTATGGCAGTAGCAATCGGTGAAGCGTTATACCCCGCTCTTTTTGAAGCAAAGGTAGATAAATATACACCAATGCCCGGAGTTTATTCAATAGACTTAAAGGTAACTGATGAGGAAAGAGACAGGCTAATAGAGTCTGGGATAAAGCCTAAGCAAAAAGATGCAAATGTCTTTGTGTTTAAGCGTAAGCCTGTAACGGCTAAAGGTAATCACATGCCTGCACCTACAGTAGTAGATGAGAACAAGCATGGCTGGGATAGCACAATTAAAATTGGTAATGGTTCAATGGTAAAGGTTGCATACTCTACCTACGAACACCAAGCCACAGATAAGTTTGGTCTAGGTAAATCTTTAGATGCAGTACAGGTACTAGAATTAGTAGCCTATGCTGGTGGTGGCAATGCTCTTGACGAGTTTGATGCAGTAGTTAAAGACCTCAATGAGTTCGAGACGAAGGTAGTTGAGGAAGCAGTTCCGTTCTAAACTGGCGTAATTAATTACGCGGACCTAAGAATTGTCATTTAAGGCAAAGACGGTCCACCTTTATTTTAACGGAGCGATTATGAATCAAGATGAACAACAAGGCACCTTTGTACAGCACGAAGCATGTCCAGAATGTGGCAGTAAGGATAACCTAGCTAGGTATTCCAACGGTCAGGGATATTGTTTTGGTTGCAGTCATTGGGAAGCACCTAAGGGTGAAGGTAGAGTTGAAGCACATATACCACAGGAGGTAGTAAAGAAGATGGAAATATTTACAGGTAACAATGGTGCTATAGTAGACAGAGGCATCAATTCAGATGTAGTAAAAAAGTATGGCGTTACATTACAGTATGGAACAGATGGCTCAATTAAAAAGCACTGCTATCCTTACCATAATGTTGACGGTGAGCATATAGGTAATAAGATTAGAACTACTGAGACCAAAGACTTTATGTATGACGGCAACAGTAGAGACGTGGGATTGTTTGGCGAGAACTTATTTAAAGGTGGTGGTAAGTACATTACTATATGTGAGGGCGAGCTAGATGCAATGAGTGTTCACCAAATGTTTGGTAACAAGTATGCATCAGTCAGTCTACGAACTGGTTCTAAGGGTGCAAAGAATGACATACAACGTAGCTTAGAATTCTTAGAGTCCTTTGATGCAGTAGTACTATGCTTTGATACAGACGTAGCAGGCAAGGAAGCAGTAAGAAGTGTGGTAGATTTGTTCTCACCTAACAAAGTTAGAGTGTGTGACCTACCTCTCAAGGATGCCAACGAGATGTTATTAGCAGGCAACATAGCTTCCTTTACTAGAGCATGGTGGGATGCTAAACCTTACAGACCTGATGGTATTGTAGCCAGTGAGGACACATGGGATATACTGACCGAGGAAATCAGAGTCGAGTCCGTTCCCTATCCTTGGCTTGGCATTAACGAATTAACTTATGGCTTCCGTACTGGTGAGCTAGTGACTATCACTAGTGGTGCTGGCATGGGTAAGTCTCAAATAGTTAGAGAGTTAGAGCATTACTTACTCAATGCAACAGATGATAACATAGGTGTGTTAGCACTAGAAGAAAGTGTAAAGAATACTACGCTTGGTGTCATGTCTATTGAAGCTAACAAGCCGTTGCATCTTGACTTAGATAATATAGATGATGACGAGCTAAGAGGTTACTGGGATAAAACCATGGGCAAAGGTCGCATGTTTATGTACGACCACTTCGGTAGTACCAGTGAGGATAACTTACTTAGTAAGGTACGCTACCTAGCCAAAGGATTGGATTGCAAATGGATAGTACTAGACCACTTATCAATCGTTGTCAGTGACCAAGAGGTGATGGATGAACGCAAGGCTATTGATAGTATCATGACCAAGCTAAGACAGCTCGTACAGGAGACAGGCATAGGCTTGTTCCTTGTGTCTCACTTGAGGAGACCAATGGGTAAGGGTCATGAAGAAGGTGGACAGATTAGTTTGTCAGAGCTTCGTGGTTCAGCTAGTATTGCACAGCTATCCGACATGGTGATTGGATTGGAACGTAACCAACAGGCTGATGACCCGCATGTACGTAACACAACTATAGTTAGAGTACTAAAGAATCGTTTCAGTGGTCTCACTGGTCCTGCTTGTTCGTTGCATTACGATAAGTTAACTGGTAGAATGAAGGAAACGGATGACCTTGGAGAATTTTAATGAAGCAACTAATCGTAGACATAGAAGCGAATGGCTTAAAGCCTGACACTATATGGTGCATAGTAGCAAAGGAGATAGAGCATGGAACAGTTAACACATTTATTGGAGATGATGTTTTTAAGTTTAGTGATTGGGTATACGATACTGGGATTACTCACATTTGTGGGCATAATATTATTGGATATGATTTACCCGTCTTGGAAAAACTTACGGGATTTAGATGGGAAGGAGCTGTTCAAGATACCTTAGTCATGTCTCGCTTGGCTAGACCTCAAAGAATAAACGGTCATTCATTAGAGGCTTGGGGTGAGAAGTTAAAGTTTAGTAAAGGCTCACATAACGAATGGGATTCATTTTCTTGGGAGATGGTTGAGTATTGTAAGCGTGATGTTGAGGTAACTGCTAGGCTTTTTACAAGGTTGTCTAAATCTCTTGAGGAGTTCAAGGAAGATAGTCTTAAACTAGAGCATGATGTAGCCAAGGTAGTCTATCGACAGATACGCAACGGTTGGACTCTTAATGAGCGTGATGCTAGTCTATTACTTGGCGAGCTTAGGGAAAAACTAAACAATGTAGAGGTCGAAGTGCGTAACACATTCAAGCCATTACCTGTGTGGATTCCTTTACCACATCCCGGAGATAAGAAGTATAACAAAGATGGCTCAACATCTAAACGATACCAAGCACAAATAGATAAAGGTGCTCATTGGCATCCTTTAAGCAAACAATGGGGATATAACATATACCCAGAGTTTAACTTAGGCTCACGTCAACAGATAGGTAGATACCTTCAGCACTTCGGATGGAAACCTAAGGAGTATACCGAGAAGGGTAGTGTTATTGTTAACGAGAGTGTGCTTAATGGTGTTGATATACCACAGGCACAACAGATAGCTGAGTACCTTATGTTACAGAAGCGTGTAGCACAGGTACAGAGTTGGTTAGATAGTGTTGAGGATGATGGTAGAGTTCATGGTTATGTTAATTCTAATGGTGCTATTACTGGGCGTATGACACACAGTAAACCTAACATGGCACAGGTTCCTGCCGGCTACTCACCTTATGGTAAGGAGTGTAGAAGTTTATGGATTGTACCAAAAGGTTATAAGTTAGTGGGTTGTGATGCTAGTGGTCTTGAATTACGGATGCTTGCTCACTATATGAATGATGAGAAGTACACCAATGAGATACTTAATGGTGATATTCATACTGCTAATCAGTTGTCTGCCGGTCTTGATACTCGTGACCAAGCTAAGACTTTTATCTATGCTTTCCTGTATGGTGCAGGTGATGAGAAGATGGGCTCGATTGTAGGAGCCGGTGCTTGGCAAGGAAAAGAAGCAAAGAAAAAGTTTCTTGATAACACACCGGCACTTAGGTTTCTTCGAGAGCGTGTTAATTTAGCATCTCGTAGAGGGTACTTAGTAGGATTAGATGGTAGAAAGATATGGGTAAGGTCCGAGCATTCTGCTCTTAATGCCTTGCTCCAAGGAGCCGGTGCAGTTATTATGAAAAAAGCACTCGTGTTGTTAGATAACTATGCTATACTAAAGGGTATAGATTACAAGATTATAGGTAATATCCATGACGAGATACAGACAGAGGTGCTTGATAAGGATTCAGAACTGTTCGGTGAGCTTGCTGTTAAAGCAATCAGAGAAGCAGGTGAGGCATTCCATCTCAAGTGTCCATTGGATGGCGAATATAAAATAGGAGCAAGTTGGAATGAAACCCATTGATAGTGTAAACCCAAGCCATTACAGGCAGGGAAAGATAGAAGTAATAGACTTCATACTGGACCAGAAGATGGATTACCTTACTGCTTCCTCTATGAAATACTTATGTAGACACGCACACAAACATGCTGGTGATGGTCAGATAGATGACCTTCGTAAAGCAAGATGGTTCATTGAGAAACTCATTGAACATAAACTGGGAGAAGCAAATGAACAAGATAGATAATTTAGTTCAAGATATATATGACTTAGCTGAGACAAAGAGTCATCCTGCTAGAGTACCAGCCGAACAAATCTTTCAAGACTTTGGTTCCAACATGGAAACAATCATGAGAGAGTGGCTCTATCCTAAGGACTACAGTGGTGGTACGTTAAGGATGTCTAACATTGGACACCCTGATAGAAAGCTATGGTATAAACATAGAAGGAAAGACTACAAGGGTGAGACTCTAAAGGCTCATACTCTAATCAAGTTTCTTTATGGTCACTTGATTGAGGAAATGCTATTAGCTTTAGTCAAACTCTCAGGTCATGATGTTACTGATGAACAGAAGAGAGTAGAGCTTGAAGGTATCAAGGGTTCAATGGACTGTAAGATTGATGGTCTGTTGTGTGATGTAAAGTCTACATCAACCTATGGCTTTAAGAAGTTCAAGGATAACAGCCTACAATATGATGACCCCTTTGGTTACATAGACCAGATAAGTGGCTATGGTAAAGCAGAAAATGCTGATGATGCCTGCTTCCTAGCTATGGATAAATCAAACGGACACCTTGCTGTCTCTAAGGTAGACCTAAGAGGTAAGGATGTCATCAAAAGAATCAAGCATGTTCAGGCAATGATAGAACAAGATACAATTCCTGAGCCATGTTATGAGCTCGTTGCTGATGGTAAATCTGGCAACATGAAACTACCTATAGGATGTTCTTACTGTGAGTTTAAGAAACATTGTTACCCTAACATGAGAGTCTTTGCTTATTCAACTGGTCCAAGATTCTTAGCTGTAGTCAACGTAGAACCT